TGTAAAAATTGTATCAGATGAACCACTCCCAACACTATCTTTAATAGCAAACCTATTCGCACCTACAAAGTAAATAATTGAATCTTTGCCGGGTGTTCGTGTTAGTCGTTTTACAAATTGGTTTGTTGTGTCAATTGAACCACTACCAACACTATCTTTAATAGCATAAGTTATATTATTTTTTTTATAAAAAATACTATCCTTGCCAAATGTTCTGAAAATTGTATCTACTGCAAAACCACTTGTTGATATTGTAATGTTGCCATTTGCATTTGCTTTAATACCATTTACTGATATTGGTATAGTTGCAATATTAGAAGGTATATTTGTAGCAAATTTAAAAGTGTCAATAGCAAATATAGTATTATTAAAATATACTATATGACCATTTTCATAACTTGTACTTTGTGATGCATCGTTTATTCCAATATAATATTTATTAATTTCTAAACTTGGATAATTGGGAAATTCACCTACATACATCTCATTTGTTGTTGTATTTCCAGCATTTACTACTTGTTGCAATGTTGGTATTGTTCCAGCACCACCAACACTATCTTTAATCGCAAATCTATTTGCACCAACAAAAAAAATGATTGAATCTTTACCCGGTGTCCTTGTCAATCTTTTGACAAATTGGTTTGTTGTGTCTATTGAACCAGCACCTAAACTATCTTTAAATTGAAAAAATCTTGTTCCATTTCTATAAGCATAAACACTATCGTTGCTACGTTTTAATGAATCAATTTTTAGGTTGATTCTATTGCTTAAACTTGTCGTATCTGTTGAGCCACCGCCCCCGCCTGTTATAGCCGTCCAAGTTAATGTTTTTGGGTTGTAAGCATAAAACCTAGCGTTGCAACTATCGTAAGCTATGGCACCGCTTTTATTTGTTTTTACAATACTTTTTAAAGTCGGCACACCGCAAACCGTCGGAATCTGTAAAGTAGAATCAAACGCCATACGATTAGCACGATAGCCATATTGTGGCATTTCTTGATATACTTGCGCGTTTACTTTTGCGCTTACAAAAACTAATAAAATTAAAATTACTTTTCTCATATTGGGAAATCACAATTATTAAATTCAGATACCGTTGTTAAATTAAATGTTACCGTAACACCACTCAAATAATCTTCAAACTTTTCACTTATAGCCGTCCAACTTATAGAAGTGTCTATACTTATCGTTCTATCCTGTCTTAATGCCATTACGATATCGTTCGCCACGCTGTGCATATTGCCTACAACCTCTGTTTCAAATTCGCCTTCTACTCCCGATTTATCAATAAACCAAAATTGTATTTGATAAATTAATTCGCGACCAACGTTAAAGTTTCCTGTGTCCATTACATAGGACGCAACAGGTAACAACGGTTGACTATTCCATCCCAACCACTCTACGGGGCTTGCAAACCTCGTTTCCTTTATCATTGGATGGCTTTGCAACAGCGATTGTATTTTTGTTACTATTTGGTTGTAGGTCATTTTTCTTTTTTACTTTTTCTATAAATTCAAGTTTATAGCCTTTGCTCATATTTTATCGGTATAAAAATGTAAATAATTCTCCAGCCATAGCAATATCGCCTGTTGGTAATCTTACTACGTTCCCGTTTATTTGAATAAATCCGCTATCCGTTGTTGGTGCGTTTGTAATTACTTTGCTTAATCCAGATCGTGTAGCTACTAAAGTAGTACGTCCGTAAAGGTCATTAACGTTAAATGTAGTTTCGTTTCCTACGGCGGTATAGTACGCAATCTGTGGCACTGCGTAACTACTTGAACCATTAACCCATCGTGGCGTATTTGGTATGTATTCGCGTCCTAAATAGATAGGCGAAGTGTAAGCTTTCGCCTCTGGGAAAATAGTATCTAACGCGCTACCGTGATTTAAATATTCGTAATAAAGCGTGTAATTTTCTTGAAGATATTTTATCAATCTAGTTTTATAAAACTCCGCCATTGATAAATATTTTTGCTCGATCAATTCCATATCAGCACGGCTTGGCGTGTTGCTTTCTTCTGCGGTCTTTTGCAAAAATCCTTTACTAAATAATTGAAAGCCCATTATCATTGGTAGCAAAGACATTGTAAACCAAATTAAAGCATCGGTTACATAAACATCTAACAAAGTTTTTTCATCATTTGTAAGATTATCAGCAACAACCCCATCCTGTAAACGTTGGTATAATTTACTACCGAGCGCGGGCTGTATGTACATATCCCCAGCAACCTTAACCATTGGGAAAATTTGTTTGCCGTCGATGTTATTGCTTGCGCCTGTGCGGTCTTTAAATAATTGTTCGGTTATGAATAAAATGTTTTTGCTCATTATTTTGCTACCATTAATTTTGATGACCAAATATGTCGGCACGATTCACGATGTTCGCCGTCGCTCATTGTATACCAACCGCCCCGACGCTCCCAAACTGAATAACCCAAACGAACGCTTAAACTTTCAATATCAGCACGACTCCAAGATTTACCAGCGTTTGACATTTCGCGCATCTTAACGCAAAATCTTCTACTACTTATTAAATCGCTATCATTAAATCCTGTACGCCAATCGTATTTATAACGGATAAATAATTTAGTTGTTTTTGGCTCGCCACCTAATTCGCTAACAGGTTTTAAAACTTTATACTTTGGTGTTGTGTTTACTTTAGATTCAGCAACCTCAATTATTTTTTTTTTAATAAAATCGTTTATGATTTCCTCAACTAAAGCCGTATCTATTTTTAAATTTTGACTAATAACTTGTGGCGTTATGTTTTTATCCTTTGTAATCAAATCCAAAACGCTCGATTGCGTTTGCGTTAAATCTTCAGCAAAATTAATTTTATCAAATCCAACTTCATCATAATCGTAACCCCCGCAACTTTCAAAGTATTCAATCATTCGCTCATCCTCGCTCATTGAAAATTTTTCTACTTCGTCGTCGGTCAATGGGTCATTATCTAAACCTAAAAAAACATTTACATCAGCATCGGTAAAACCAAAACCATTTTTAAGCATCAATCCCGCTTGCTCTTTAGATAGTTTGCCGTTCCCGAACTGACGAACAATGCGCATAACGTTTTGATATTGGCGACCGCTTAAATTCTTTATTGCATCGTTTGATGCTGGTAACTCAACCGGTTGTTGAATGGGTTGCTCTACAATTGCCGTTGTGCCATCCGATGTTACTTGTCCAACTTGTAAAGGCTCGCGCCCCATCAACTCGCGAATTTCATTTTGCGTTAAATTCGCCACCATAATAGCCTCTGTAAACTCAAATTTTAACGGCTCTAATGGTACAATATTAAACTCCCCAACCTCGCCTTTTAAGTTTCTAAAATCAGTAAAAACTTGGTTAAATTCCTCTTGGCGTTCTTGTACGTATGTATTATTAAATATTTCGTAAGCATCTCTAATTTCAGTACGTCCGCCTAATTGCCCTTCTGTTTTAATTCCGAATAATGATGGCGATGTAATTTGATGAGATGCAAATATTTCTTGTTGAATTAAATTATTGATGTTTGTAAAATCCTCTTTCGTTAGCATCGTCGTTCCAAGATTCTGTATATCAGCGCTATTCTCTTTTGACTTGTTAAACATTATTACAACTCGCTTTCCGCTATCGCCTGTAAATTTCTTTAATAAACCTTTCTCAACTTCGCCTTTGTGTTCTTCGTTAATCGGATCGCCATTATTTAAATTGATTAACGTACTACCAACAAAACCCTGTTTTGCATTTCCTAAAATATGGCGCGATACTTCGATATCAGATTCTATCATATTCAACCCCTGAAAATACGACGGCAACGGATACACTTCGCTCGTTGGGTTGTATTCTCTTTTATAATAAATTTGACTTCCTGTTGGATTCTGTGTGCTAAATTGTGGGTATTCTCTCGGCTTTTCTTTCCAATCTAACCAATCGTTTTTTACATAAAAGCAACTCAAATCTTTACTAACTCTAACCTTTGAAAAATCAATATGATAAACCTCGCTTATTTGCCCGATACGATTCCAAATAACTTGTAAATAATAACCCCTAAAAAGTTCGTCATCCTTAACACATTTTTTTAAAATATCGTTCCAACTTTCTCCACGACTATTTGCTTTGCCCTTTTCATCAAAACCACGTCCAAAAATATAAGTTGACTTGCCTTTAACAATTGCGCCATGCTTCGGCGATTCGTTATAAAGAGAAAGTAAATATTCTGGATAATTATTTAATTCGCCAAACTCTACATAACCTTTATTTTTCTTTTCAGTAAATACAGGTTGCAAAGCACGATCAAATTGTAATACGATATGTTTGTATTGATTATCCATTGTATGTTACAAATGTGTTTGATTGGTCATTATATTCTGTTGGTTCAAATGTTGTTGATGGGTGTAAATACATGTAACCGTTCTCAACGTTATTTAAACCGCTTATATTTGTGTTTGAGCTACTCGCTTGCTCATACACTTGGTAAGTCCAAAACCCTTCTTCAGCGCCATTAAAACGCGTATTAGTAACCAAAGAAAATTTATTGTATCGCAAAGTAGTTGAAATATTTGTTGCCACAAATTTAACCACATCTTGCGTAATTCTATTCGTAAATACAAATAAAAAATAAGGATTAGTTAAAACGCAATTTTGCGAAGCATTAAAAAAAACCGTTTGCGTTTGTCCTTTTGTTAAATGTATCATTTTTGTCAGGTTAAACCTTGCATTTAAGATATAAAAAAACCCACCGAAACGCTCGGTAACGGTGGGCTAAATTTTTCATAGAATATTTATTAAGTACCTGGTGTTTCTAATGCTGAAGCAACGCCTGAAGAAACAACCAAAAAGTCGTCTGCTTCCTGTGATGAAAATGATAATTGATACCCGTTTCTATCTCCCAAAGCTGTACCGCTTCCACCCTCTGCTGTATCTAAAAATAAACCAAATCCAGCGCCATACATTCTAAAAGTCCCATCCATATCTTTGGTTACAACCGTTACACGATTTTTTGCCAAAGTATTTATAATGTTTCTAGTTGTTGCACTACGTGAATTTAAAGGAAATGAAACCATGTGCGTATAATATAAAGTTCCATTTTCTGATGATGCAGTAATATTGTTTGAAGCCATTGCCGTAGCTCTTGGAACTTCAAATTTATAAAACTTTTTACCTGTATCTTTTGTCATTGCTGTAACAACTCCAGATACTTGTGTTATACGTGTAACTCCTGAAGCGTCGTAAAGTGCTGAATTTTCTATTAAATAAATCGCATCGATTCCGCCGATACTATCACGGCAATCAATTGCATATCCCGATGTAATGTCGCAAGGCATATTTTTAAGTTTTAAAAAAAATGGTGGTGTTTATTTCACCACCATTTTTGTAAAGAATATTGTTATTAGATAGATGCTTTAAATTTCACACATTCGTTTGTAAATCCTACATTGACACCTACTTTGAAACTTACTTTCGTGCGTATCTCATCGTTATCTTCTGAGTACCAAACGCGATAATTATTTTCTTCATTTTCAAGATCAACAGCCAAAGCTATATTTGAAAGTGAAATTGCATAAGCATCTCCTGTTCCGTTCAATCCATTTACAGGTACTACTTCGATATTTGTAGCTGGTAAAATAAATGATTGAGCGTTTACATCCTGTGGATTGTAAGAGAACATATTTTTTTCTCTGTAAGCTAAAATCAAAGTTCTATACCAATCATATCCGCAGAAAATTTTAACATCTCCTTTTGCCATAACTTCGGCAGGAACTGCTTTATAAATTCCTTCAGTAGCCGCGATTACATTTGATGCGCTTATTGTTGAAATTGTTGCAACTCCTGTATATCCTGAAACGTTAGCATCTGTTGGAGAACCAGCATCGATTAATTTTATCAAGCCGTCAAATTTTGTAAGATTTGCACCACCGCTTCCGGTAATATCACCTTGCCAAATTGATGTTTCAATTTGTGCAGCTATACGTGCATTTTTCTTTGCTAAATAAGCATCTAAAAATTGAGCGTTACCAAAATCTGTGTATGTACTACCCGCTTTCAAAGCCTCTTGCGTAAAGTAAGCCTCAAAATTCTTTGGGCAAATTGTTTCACTTACTTGAATTTTACCAACCGTTACTGTTCTTTGAGTAAACGATGTTGTTCCGCTTGGACTGTATCCGCAACCATCCGTTTGAAATACTGCGTCCGTATCCATTAAAGGAATTGCAACTACTGATTTTGCTTTTGGAATAACGATACCGCCATCCATAATCATTTGTTGCGTCTTTGCGCCGATAACCGCGCTCGTTAATAGTGGCTCAACAAGTTGTTTTGTATATGCTGATAATGTGCCTAATGATAATGCCATTTTATTTTAATTTAAATTTTTATGAAAATAATATTGAGTAATCTTTCTTTTTTGTTTCTGTAAAATTATTTTTAACCGCAACGTCTGGAGTTCCTGTTGGCGATTCTGCAAGCGTTTTAGTTAGATTCATTAAGCCCTCAATTAATTGAGTTGCCTTATTTAATTTGCTTTCGTATTCTGCAAACTTTGTTTCGTACGATGCAAACTTTGTTTCGTATGTTGCAAACTTTTCGTTTGTTGCATTTTCTAAACTTGAAAATTTAGCGCCCATATCTTCAACTTTTGGCATAGTTGCCTCGATTGGCATTTCTTCAACCATTGGCATAATTTCCATAATCGCTCCGTTTTCGCCTAACACTATAACCGTTCCGTCGCTTAATTCGTGTTGCCCTACGGGTGCTGGTACGCCTTCAATTGTTACAATTCCGCCAACTTCTAAAGCGGTAACCTCTACAATTGTTCCGTCTTTTAATGTTGCTTGCATCATTTTAACAGGTGTTTGAGTTGGTTGTGCGACTAATTCCGCAAACTGCTCTTTTAATTTTTGTAAAATTTCCGTTGCTTTCATATTTTATTATAGATTTAATCTTCAATAATTGAGTTTAAAAGTTCTGAAATCTTTTTTAAGGCGTTTTCTTCGGCGGTAATTGGCTCGACATAGTCAAATAAACCCTCGACGCTAAACCCTTTGTAATCGCCTTTCTTTATGCTTTGCCATACCTTTTCATTTTCTACATAGAAACTCCCAAACCACGAGCCATCGGCAACGCCTTCAAATCCTTTCATTGGCATAATGCCTCGCTCCTTATCTACTAACCAACTTTCAAACATTGTAACCCCTTTTACTTTTTGCTCTGGATCGTGCATTAAATTCACATTGTTTTGATATTTCTTTTTTGCAAATTTTATCGCAATCATTTTTATCGTATCGGCTGAAAACTTAACATAGTGTTCGCCCATCTTTTCATTATTGCGGTAAATCAATTCGTCCGCTAACATTAACGCTCCCGATATGATTCTCTTTTCTTCGCTTAATATTGAAAACGCAAATTGTTGCGCAAACTTTTTGCCTATGCCTTCAAGTTGATTAACTACATCTTCATTATTATCATAGTGCTTTGTAATACCTAACTCTTTAATTTTTTCAACTTTTGCGCTATTGCTACCTGTGGCATAAACCCTACTTTTTGGAATGCCTAAACTTTCGGCAACGCCTAACATCCCGTCGACATCGTTTCGCGCTGATATAATGTAAACTATTT